TCGTCAGCGTGAGGTTATGGAGGCTATCCTTCGTAACGTTGCAACTGAACAGCTTGAAGAAGGCTATAAGACCTTCATCGGTCGCGTTCTACGTGAGACCGTTGAGGAGGCTTCAGAGAAGGAAGATACAGTACTAGCTGAAGACGCATCCGAAGAAGATGAAGGTGAGACACTATCAGAAGGTGACGGCAAAGTTGTTACCGGTGATAACGAAACCTTAAAGGAAGAGCAGGAAGCTCGTGACGAAGAAGGTAAGGAGCATCTCTCTGAGAGCGCTCGTCTACGCCTGAAGCGTCTAGCAGGTCTGTAATTCCTAAAACGCTAGTATTAACTAACTCTAATAACAACTCGAAACTCTAAGGAGAAGAAAATGGAAGAGATGTTTGAAAACTGGAGTGAGACCAAAGAAGCCTTGATGGAAGGTCTTAGTTCTTCACAGGCTAAGGTCGTTGGTCCTCTTCTAGAAAACCAGAAGAACTACGTTCTAGCGTTCTAGCTGAAACCGCTGCTGGTCAGCCACACGGTTCTACAGCTGCACACGACATTGCAGGTTTCCGTAAGATCCTGATCCCAATGATTCGTCGTGTTATCCCAGGCACAATTGCTACTGAGCTTGTTGGTGTTCAGCCAATGAGTGGTCCAGTTGGTCTGGTTTACTCTCTACGTTACAAGTACGGTGAGGCTGCTACCGATAACGGTCGCTTCCCATCCACATCTGCAGGTGAGCAGAGCATCACAGCTGGTGATGAGGCATTTGGTAACCCAACTTCGGTTGCTGGTTTTAACCCATACCTCCGTAGCTTCTATTCCGGTGCTGTTTCTAGTGCTTCCCCACTAGGTGCTCCAGATGACGCTCAGACAGCCGGTGCTTCCGGTCTTGGTGAGCAGGACGGTGTTGCTGATATCGCTGCTACTACAACAACTGGTGAAGGTTGGGGTTCTACTCTTGACGCACTAAGCGGTTGTACAGTTGGTGGTTCCGGTTCCACAATCGAAGGTTCTGGTGGTCGTAAGATGAGCCTAGAGGTCGTTAGCCAGGCAGTTGAGGCTAAGAGCCGTAAGCTACAGGCTGGTTGGACCATCGAGGCAATGCAGGACTTGAACGCACAGCACGGCCTTGATCTTGAGTCTGAAATGACACAGGGTCTGTCTGCTGAAATCGTTCAGGAAATCGATTCCGAAATCATCGGTGACCTTATCGCCCTAGCTGGTACTACAGCCGTCTTTGACGGTGCTGGTGCAGGTGCATACGGTACAGCTGGTAACTACACTCCAGCATACATCGGTGATCGTCTAGCAAACCTTGGCGTTCTCGTCAACTTCGTTGCTAACGAAATCGGTCGTCGTACTCGTCGTGGTTCGGCTAACTTCATGGTTGCGTCCCCAATGGTCGTTTCCGTTCTACAGTCTGCTGCTAAGTCCGTCTTTGCTCCAGCTGTTAGCGGTTCGTTCAAGGGTCCTAACAACACCATGCTTGTTGGTACACTAAACGGCACAATCAAGGTCTACAGCTACCTATGGAACCAGGCTGGCGTTGTTGGTGTTAACTCCCCAGCAGACGGCATCTTCAGTGATCCAGTTGCTGCTGCTCGTAATGACGGCAACGACACAATCCTGATGGGTTACAAGGGTGGTAACGGTGAGACCGATGCTGGTTACTTCTACGCACCATACATTCCTCTAATGAGCTCCGGCGTGATTGTTAACCCAGTCACATTCCAGCCAGTTGTCTCGTTGATGACTCGTTATGGTAAGACCAGCTTCACCGATCCAACAACATCGTTGGGTAACAGCCGCGACTACTACGGTAAGATCACAGTTCAGGCTCTTGATATTGCCTAAGTCGTAAATTAGCTGTTAAGCTAAAAAGCCTAAAAGCCCCTCTTCGGAGGGGCTTTTTTATTGCCTGTTGACTTTTCACCCTTCGGGTGGTATAGTGCGCTATATCAAATTATGTGGAGGTCACATGGACCAACCCTGTAAGTACGCTGTCATTAAAAAGGAGATGGAAGCTGAACTGTGGGCAGCTCTCGATGCCCTTGAAAAAGATGACATCGTCACTGTTCGACAGTGTGCAGGTCGTGCTCAGTCGGCCGCCACCCCTGCATGGCAAGCGCTCAGAAGAGAGACAGGAGAAGCCGCTTGATTGAAAATATTGTGGTGGGCACACCGTTGGTCAGCCTTGAGTTGCTTGGAGTCTCCAAAAAGGAGGAGACTGTTTTTTTGTCCATCGAAGAAGCATCCAACGACAAGGGCGAGATTTTCCTCCCCTCTATATTAAAGGAGTTGGGCTTTTTCAAGTCTACTGGTCAGGTCCGACAGATTAACAAACAGCGTCAGCAAAACGAAAAGTTTAAGAAGGATGCAGATCAAAATCTTTGGCGCAACGTAATTCGCCCCGAATTCACGGAATTTAAAATAGGCAAGAGAGTTTTCTGGTTTATTATGGGCGAATAAACAGGAGTTTAGATAAATATTACTACGATGGAAAAATTGACATTCAAAGAGTATCTTCAGTCCAAAGAGACGCTGCGAAAGGCGATCCAAGAGACGCCCATTGCTTCGACTCATTACGTGGTAAAGAAGTACTGCAAAATCCGCCTTGGGGAGTCAAGAGCTGAACGCGAAGAGGTTGCTTTGAAACCAAAGCAGTCAATTATCGTTGAGTGGAAGTATACAGACATCAACAACCCCGAGCCTCTTTCCATCATCTTGGATGAAAACGATGCTGACGAACGACCAGTTTACTGGAACGGAGAGAAGCTGAAGAGTTGGTTATCCAAGAATACTATCGAAGAGTTTTAGTTCCAAAAACTTTCACAGCAAAGGTGCCGAAAATGTCGAAGATTGGTTTTAATCCCGAACCAGTACTTTCTGCCATCGATCCCATGATGGCTTTGATTGTGCAAGCAAACACACCCCTCACAGTTGAGGACACTCGCAACATTCTTGATACGGTTGATCTTATCGAAGCTGTGGATCTCGTTCGTCGGTGTCTGCTTGACCAGATCACACCGGAGGAAGTGCAACTTGATCGCGGCAAAGCCATCACTGTGCATACAGGCAAGAAGTATCGCAAGGATAAGGATTTCGTTGCGTTCTGGAACGACGTCGTAGCCGAAACAGAGGACGCTGTGTACACTCACTTCACTCGACGTGTCGAACTCAGCACAGGCACTAAGCACAGCGTTCATCCTATGATCCGCCGAATCTTTAAACTTCTGCTCCTACCAGCTGTCAGGGGACTCAGCACCGTATCACCAGAAGCAGCACTAAAGATCCTCGACGCCAAGAATGAGGGAATCGAAGCGAAGGACATATTTGGTTACATGTCACGTTTCCTTGCATCGGGCTCTGTTGAGCTTCACCCTGAAAACATCCTTGTTGCTCGCAAACTCCTCCAGAAAAAGTGCAACCCCGCTTCCGTAAAACACAGTCGGTTGGAAGTCGTTAGAAATGCAGTGGAAAAAGTCCAACAAGATAAATACGAGGTGTAAATCTCTTATTTTGTTGGAGAAGGAATGAAACTGCTACAGGATATCAACGAAGCCGCTAAGGAACAAGAGCAACTAGACGAGCTGTTCACAGGTGTCGGAAGAAAGATGGCTGGTAAAGCGCTCAGTGCAGTCGGTGCAAAGGGCGCCGGTGCAAATCTTCAAGCGCGAGGTGAAACAGCTCAGCAAGCCAAAAAACTCAAGGTTGGTTTTCAGCAGTTTGCAGGACAAATGGGTAAGGCACTAAATGCCGCCACCGTTGACGATCTTGCTACTTTCATCAAATCTAAGAATCTTCCGTTTGTTGCCAACGCACTCGGCAACGTGCAGAAAACCACTCCATTGAAAGATGTTCCAACACAAGCGCTTGATGCTGTTTTCCAAGCTGCGCTTGCCGGTGGTACAAAGCGTGCTGCACGTGCTCAAACCCCAGCTCAACCACAGAACCAAGCAGCGGCACCAAAAGCTGCGGGTGGTGGTGCAATCCAGCAGTTTATTAAATCTTTGACCCCTTCACAGAAAAATAGCTTCATAGCAGCACTTCAAAGTTCCTGACGGAACTGATAACTCCGCATAAATACTCCTGCATATTCTAGGAGTTTAATTTATGGGAACCTTTGACGCTTACGCTGACGCACCTGGCAAGCTTTGTAAAGAAGCTGCTGAGATCACAGTACAATTGGATCGTACGAGCGCTTCAACTGCACGCATCTCGTGGAATATTCCAACTCCTCCCGATGGTTGTACAGCAGAGACTCAGGCGTACGGTGGTATCGTAATCACACTCGATAATGTCGGTGCGGACAAGGATACTGTCAAGCCAACCAATGAAACAATATACACTGGTGATCCTACAGGTGATCGCGATTTGCATGCCGGTGATACTATCGGTACGGCTCTTGTCGTCGGTGCTTTTTATGAGTGCGTTAAAAAGGGTACAGGTACAGACCTCACAACCTATGTTGATATCACAGGTTTAGATGAGAACACTCCTTACTATGTCACAGGATATGCTGTCGATTGTCAGTACCGTTACTGTCCACAGGGCTCACATGCGTATTCGCTCGATCCATGCTTGACAAAGACAGATGATTCAAGTGGCTACGTTACAATCAGTTTTCCAAATGCAATCACGGCAACAGATGGTACTGGTTTATCACTTGGTGCAACCTATGCAATGGACATGCAGATTGATGATGTACAATATACCATCACAATCAATGGATCAAATGCTCAAACGTATGGTGATTTGGTTGATGCCATCAACGTACAGATAGGCTTGCTTGTTTCAGCATCACAGAGTCCAGTTCCACCTAATACAAATGCCTACTATTACAATACCACCACTGAAATTCTATACCAGTGGGATGGTTATGCGTTTACGGAAGTTGATGCTATCCAGGAGCCAACAGATCCAACAGCACTTGCACTGGGTGATTATTGGTACAAGACTTCCACGAGCGAACTATACCAGTGGGATGGACTTGCTTGGGTTCTAGTTTCAAGTGCCAGCATCGTTCGCTATGCAAAAGACCCAACATTAGAATCAGGACTAACTTCCTCTGACTATTGGTACCGTTCTGGTTCTCCTTCAGCTGCATTCCAGTGGAATGGTAATATCTGGGATCAACTAACTCTTTATGACCAGACAACGGATCCTTCAGATGGTGTAACTGCAGATGCTGGTTACTATTGGTACAATCCTGATGATCTACTGCTTCGTCACTGGAATGAAGTAACCTGTGTCTGGGATGAGACAGATGCTCTTTATTGGAGTGATGATCCTACTGCCCTGCCAACGGGTACATACTGGTTTGATGATGGTGACAACCTTCTTTGGATTTATGACACACCTGTTGCTGATATTTGGAATCCTGTTGGTCGTAGCTACATTGATTTCACACTATCAGCAGGACACTCGAACAGTGACCTTGCTTTGGCTGATGGTGAGTACACAGAACAGATTACGATTGCAGGCAATGTGCTTGACATCGTTGTTAATGTTTGCGATGCAACATCTGGTCGCTTTGATAAGGTGTTTGCCTCAATTAACTCACAGCTTGCAGGTCTTGCAACAATTAGTTTTGTTGGCACCCAGCCTTCTACACGAATTCGCTTGGTAAGTGCAGATGAATCTGAGCCTGTTATCACAGCAGGTGGAACTCTCTTCACAGCACTAACCAACTATAGCACAACAGAAGCTACTGTTGTTAGTTATCCTTTAACTATTGGTACAGAGCCAACTTCTCCAGTTGCAAACCAGTACTGGATAAACAGTGATGCAGAACTATTCATTCGTAATGCTGGAAACACAGCTTGGGTTTCTCAGTGTGCAATCGTATATGATACAGATCCATCTATTGTTGCTTCTGGTGACCTGTGGTGGAACTCTGACACTGACATCTTATACATCTGGGACTCGGTTGCATCTGCATGGGTTCAGGTAGAACACTTTATCCAAAGTACAACTGATCCAACAGCACCAGTCTCACTAGCTATAGGTGTTGTTTGGTACGATGGCACTACTCTTTCGTCCTGGGATGGTTCACAGTGGATAGAAGTCACATTCATCTCCTCCCCAACTGATCCAACAGCACCAGCAGTTAGTGATATCTGGTATGATACCTCAACCTCCAAGTGGTATGAGTGGAGTGGAGTAGCTTGGGTAGAATTTGATCCTGTTGACTCTGATGTTGACCCATCAAGCACAACAATTCCATCTGGCACATTCTGGTATGACACAACAAACAACGCTTTGTGGATGTGGAATGGTACAGCGTGGATGAGTGTTATCTTCAGCACCGTTTCACCAAAACCAGATACTGGTGACTTGTGGTATGATACCACAACAAGTACATTGATGATGTGGAATGGCACAACTTGGGTAGAATCCCCTCCACTTGCAACTGCAACTGTGTCAACAGATGGCACAATCGTCTTTACGGCAACCTCCACGGGTAGTGGTTCCAATGTTGATGTGGGTCGTAGCATTGCCGATGATGAAATCTTCTTTAGCCTTAACCAGCAACCAACATTCAGCTGCATGTTTGTTGGTACAGATGGTCTATCTTGCCTGCCAACATATGAACAGGAAGGAATTGGTACTGATGGGACAGAAGATGAGCACCGTCGATTAGCAGACGATATTCGTAAGCAGCTTGGACATCCAGTTGTTCAGGTTGAGCTAACCAAAGGCCAGCTCGATGAAGCAATTCGTATTGCTATTCAGGAACTGCGTCGAAACAGCTCGGCTGCATACCGTCGTGGTTTCATGAAACTATATGTGAATGCAGGCAAGCAGATTTACAAGCTAACAAAACCAACCGCTGAGACAGATAGTGAAGGCAATGGTTATTCTTTGGCAGATGGTCAGTATGGACATGACAAGATTGTTCAGGTCATGGGTTGCTTCCGCATTACTTCAGCCTTCATGACAAGTGCACATGGTTCAGGTGTGTTTGGACAGGTTGTTTTGCAGCACCTATACAACATGGGAACATTTGATCTATTGAGTTTCCATATTGTTAGCCAGTACATAGAAACATTGGAACACTTGTTTGCATCTCGCATCACATTTAACTGGAATGAGTCTGCTAGGTCTCTAACGCTACACCAGTATTTCTCAACTCCAGAAACAATCCTTATGGATGTTGCAGTGGAACGAACAGAACAGGATCTCTTGACAGATAGGTTCACGGGTCGTTGGATCGAGAGATATGCCTTGGCACACTCGAAGAGAATTCTATCACAAATTCGTGGTAAGTTTGCTTCCCTACCAGGTGCAGGTGGTGGTGTATCTTTGAATGCATCTGATCTTGCTCAGGAAGCAAATGATGAATTTGAGAAGCTACAGGCTGAACTTGATAACTATGTTGTCAATAATGTTGAAGAATATGGAATGAACTGTGAGTTCATCATAGGCTAATGAAATTAAGTGAGATAATAAAAGAAGACGTTGGTGGTATTGCTGCAGGTGGAGGTGTTCCTGTGGTTGGACCTGATGCTTCTCGACCAACTCCAGCAGCCTCCATACAGCACTATGGTGATGTAAATGCACCACTGCCAAACAAGTTCTGCAAAGGTAGGACTTGGTGTGAGCGAAAGGAAAAGAAAAAGAAGAAGTCAAAAGCACTTCGTGATTTAGAAAGAGGAATAGACAATGCATCTCCAAGACCTTTTTGAAAAAGAAATGGAAGAAATTAAAGGTGAGAAGGGACATGATCACTTTGTCACTGATATCGAGAAGGACACACTCAAGAACAATGACTATCGCCGAGTTCTTTTCACCTCTCGAAACCTACAGGTGGTTCTAATGAGCATCCCACCAGGTGGTGATATTGGCATGGAAGTGCATGAGGCTATTGACCAGTTCATTCGTGTTGAGAAAGGTAAAGGTAAAGTTATCCTAAATGGTAAGGAAGAACAGATAAGTGATGGATTTGCATTTGTTGTTCCACAAGGTACAGAACACAATCTAGTTAATGATGGTGAGGAAGACTTGAAGGTCTACACAATTTACTCACCACCAAACCACATGAAGAACACTGTTCGTAAGACTAAAAAGGATGCAGAGGAACACGAAGAGCACTATGATGGTGACACGGACATAATGTAATGGTGGATTGCAAGAACCAAACAGTATGTGGTGATGAGTATGATAAGGATGGAAATCCTATCGGTGGCACTCCGCCCGACACCGGAAATCAGAATGGTTGCAACCAGACAACCGGTTTTCCAGTTCCTTGTCCAACAACAAGCAAGGATTGCAGCCCATGGGATCTTACCAAAACTCCTGACAATTGTTTCATGGATGATATTCTTGATGAGATACTAGGTATTGCGGGTGCAGAGATTAATGTTTTCAAGCTGCTTGGTGTTCACGAACAGGGACAACTTATTGACTTGACGGATAATGGTGTAGCACTTTCTGGTGGTGACACCGCAGGCTTTCCAAAAGAGCAGGCTTTCACAACGTATGTGACTGAATGGCGATCAGCTCAAAAAGGAACAGGGGTAATAGCCTCTGCTTACATTGGTTATGACTTTGGTGAAATTAAGCTTGAGAATGATCGTGTTCGTTACAGTGTTGATACCGCAATCAAACACAACATCTCTTCAATTAAAATCAAGCAGGGGACTTTGGCACAGAACCGAGCAACAAAGGTTCGTGTTGAACGATCAAATGATGGACAAAAGTGGTATGGTGCTGCAATTCTAACTCTTTCAGATGATGATTGTTTAAACACAGTCATGTTCAATGGATCTGTTCCAATGCGTTATTGGAGACTACGTCCATTGGAGTTTAATGGTGGAACAGGAGATGTGTGGGCTGTTCAGGCACTGGAGATGTTTGACTATGATTTAACGACCATTGATGATATCGAAGACGAGATCTGGCACGAAAATCGTGACCGTGATTATGCAGATGAAAGCGTTCGCGTGAAGGCGTATTATGATTTGATTGATACACAATCAGACATGGCTCGTTTTGGTATTGAGCTACCTTCACAAACATTCTATTTGGTTATCAGTTTCAGCGCATCGGTCCGAAAGCTAGGACGTCCATTGGTTATTGGTGACATTATCGAAATGCCAAGTGAGCAGCAGTATACTCCCAACCTTCAAGCTGTAAAGAAGTATATGGAAGTGACAGATGTTGCGTGGTCGACAGATGGATACACTCCAGGATGGCAACCCCTATTGCAACGTATCATTGTCGCCCCAATGCTTGCAACACAGGAGACAGCAGACATATTTGGTGGTCTGGAAGGATATGAGGATGGTACAGGCTTCTTCCAGAACTTTGATGGGACTCACGGTATGGACGACGGACAACACCCTGTTATTCAGGATTACTCCGACATTTCACAGTCGATTGAAGAAACGGCCACCGACCAAAGCCATCTACCTGAGCGAGGACGAGATCCAGCTGATATCACCCAATTTAGTGAAGAACAGTTGGCAGCTGCCGAGGTGCAACAGAAAGGTGCCGCAGCTGGTTTGCGCAACATTGGTCTAAATCCACGGCAGCTGTATGTGGAAGATGGCTTGCCACCAAATGGCTTACCATACACAGAAGGTGATACAATGCCAACCAGTCCTTCGGATGGTGATTTCCATCGTTTGACATATACAGGAACGGATGCAAACATACCACCACGCCTGTTTAGATACTCAAATGCAAAAGCACGTTGGATCTTCATGGAGTCTGATAAGCGTGCATTAGCAAAAACAACAAAACCAATTCTACAGGAGTTCCTTGGAAGTGCTACACGAACCCCTGCAGATGACATTGCCAAATAAGGTGTAAACTATGGCATTTAAACATTACTATTACGATGAGCAAATCAAAAAGTATATCCTGCAGTTCATGGCAATCTTTGCAGGGATGCAAGCATCCATTGGCAAAACAGATCGCTCCGACGAACAGGAGAATATTTCTGTTCCCGTAATCTATGGAAACCGTGATCGTGTTGTTGCTTGGATCAAAGGTGACTATACACAGAACAAGCCAATTCGTTTGCCTATTATGAGTGCTGTCATAACTGGTATTGATTTGGCACCAGAACTACGAAAGGGCGTTGGTGCAGTCCGCCGTAATTCATACTTGCCTCTTGGTGGTGTTGTTCCTGATGATATCAAAACTGTACGACAGCAGATGCCTGTCCCATACAAGCTAAATGCAAGCCTTGCAATATGGACAAGCAACCACGAACAGCGATATCAGATACTGGAACAGATCCTTGTTTTATTTGACCCAATTGTTCAGATCCAGAAGACGGACGCAATCTTTGATTGGACGAAAATAACAACAGTTGAGTTGACAGGAATGGATTATGAAGATAATTACCCTATTGGAACAGATCGTCGTATGCTCATAAGCAATTTGACATTCACTTTCCCTATTTGGATATCTGCTCCAGCTAATGTAAAAGATGACTTTATCAAGGACATTTGGGCAAGAATTGGTGCGGTTAGCACAAGTTCGACAACCAACGAGGAAATGATCGCAGATTTGGATGCGCAGGGTATCGGTTATGAGTTGTGGTTTGACGGGGATGAGGTGGATTTACCCGACTTTAATGGTACCTAATATAAATACAGATACACCTTAAACAAGAAAAAGTAAAGGATTTTTAGTAAGGAGAAAACAACAATGGCAACACTAGTTAGTCCAGGCGTGAGCGTAACGGTTACTGATGAGAGCTTCTTTATTCCAGCAGGCTCCTCTACGGTACCATTGTTCTTTATTGCAACCGCCGATGAAAAGGTTCAACAGGATGGAGTAACACCAGCCGCCGGAACATACGAAAGTGGTGTTGTCCGTACTGTTACATCCCAGAAGACTGCTTTGGAACTTTATGGTGTTCCAAATTTCCTTACGGACTCTTCTGGCAATCGTCATGATGGTGATGCTCGAAATGAGTATGGTCTTGCTGCTCTACAGCAGTACCTAAACCAGGGTTCACTTGCATATGTTGTTCGCGCAAATGTTAACCTTGATGACAACATCGACAACATCCGTTCTTTGTGGGACAAGAAGATCACAGAATCTGCCTTTGCCCTGGAGAACCTTGTTAACACCTACATCAATGAACAGAATCTAACAAATCAGTTGTTCCCAGGGGATCCTTGGACAAATGCATATGTTACTCTGTCCTATTCGGCTACACTTACAAATTCGACAGTGCTGAATGCCTTTAATGGTGATACAGCAGTTGTCACAGTTGATGGTACACCTATCACACTAACACTAGGTCAGCCAACAGGTTCGCCTCTACCAGGCTCTCCAAACCAGGCTGGTTCACCAGGTGGCGATGCTCATAGTGTTGAATCTCTGCTCAACGACCTTAACACACAGCTAGGTTCAGCAGCAACAGCCTCTTTGGTTGCTGGTGCAATTAAGATCCAGAGCTCCGCGGTGAATGGTGGTGGTACTGATCTTGGTTCCAGCACTTCTGTTGTTATGACAACCAGTGGTTTCTTTGCAACACTGATTACTGGTAGCCCTGTTGGTTACACAATCACAACAACCGCTGGTGTTGATGGTTACAAAGAAACAGTTGATGCTTCTGAATATCTATCACTGCTCAACACGGCAATGACCGAAGTTGTTTATCCACTGTACTCATTTGCTAACGTTGAAGCAACATTTGAGGATGACTCATCCAGCACAGGTGGCTATGATGTCTTCCCTAATGGCTTTGACCAGCCAGCAGTTCCACCTCCATATGTTGGTATAGCTGGTCGTGCAGGCGACGGTACAGGTTCGAACGATGCTGGTCCAAATCTTGCGGGTCCAGGATCTGATGGTACATTCCCAGGAGCTGGTTCTAACCCTGCATTCCCTGAAGAGTGGACTGCTGCAGACGCTTCCGATGATCTGATCGCTGCTGCAGACGATTACAAGTACACACAGGAGTTCTTTAACCTAACAGGTCTTGGTGCAAATGATGCAGCTCGTCGCACAGCAATCGTTACAGCACTGAACGCTGAAATTGTTGGGAACTCGGACATTCGTTCTGAGAACTTTGAATACAACATCATTGTTTGCCCAGGCTACTGGGAAACAAACAACGAGATGGTTGACTTGGCAGCAAGTACAGCAGTTAAGCAGGAAGCGGTCGTTATTGGTGATGTTCCATCCAACCTAACACCTTCCGAAGCTGTTGCTTGGGCACAGACAACAGAACGTGCAACATCAAACTTGATTTCGTACTACTACCCATGGCAGTTGGCAACCAACGTTGATGGTAACACAATCTGTGTTGCTCCATCTGGTACTGCACTGAAGACATGGGCATACAGCGACAGTGTTTCTGAGGTATGGTTTGCACCAGCTGGTACCCGTCGTGGTCTCGTGACCGGTGTTGATCAGTTGGGTTATGTTTCTGGTACTCTTGGACTACCAACAACATTTGTTCCAACTTATGTTGATCAGGGACAGCGTGATGATCTATATCGTTACTTTGTCAATGTTAACCCAATCGTGTTCTTCCCAGGTCGTGGTATCTTGGTCTGGGGTCAGAAGACCTCTGCACCAGATGCAAGCGCACTTGACCGTATCAACGTAACCCGTTTGATGGCTTATGTACGTCGCCAGATTCGTAAGAATACTCTAAGCTTCGTGTTCCAGCCAAACGATCAGTTGACACGTGACAACTTGAAGGCAGTTGTTGACTCCTTCTTGAGTGACATCGTTGTCAAGCGTGGTTTGTATGACTTTGCAACAATTTGTGATGAAACAAACAACACACCTGACCGTATTGACCGCAATGAAATGTACATCGACATTGCTCTCAAGCCTGTCAGAGCTGCTGAATTCATCTACGTACCAATTCGTATCGTTGCTACTGGCGCTGATATTGGGTAAGGTAGTTTGAATTATAAATATTAGGAAACGGAAAAGGAAGTTAAAACATGGCAACTATTAATGATATGGGAATCCCAGGTGTAGGCTCTGGTATCCTACAGCCAAAGTTGAACAACAGATGGCGCATTACCTTTAGCAACTTGGGAGGTGGTGTTGATTCACAGCCACTATCGATGCAGGCTGTTACCGTTACTCGACCAGTGCTAAACTTCGAAGAAGTACAGTTGGATCGTTACAATTCTCGTGCATGGGTTGCTGGTAAGTACAACTTTGAGCCAATGACTCTAACAGTCGAGGATGATGTTACTGGTACAGCTACACGAGTTGTTCAGGATCAGCTACAAGCACAGCAGTGGTTGGTTGGTGCTGAAGGACAGTGGTTAGCAGCTAGAGGCGAAGGTGCACTTTACAAGTTTGTTACCACACTTGATATGCTGGATGGTAATGAAACTGTTATTGAGCAGTGGATCGTTGAAGGCTGCTGGTTGCAGAACGTTGACTATTCCGAGCTTGACTACTCCGCAAATGAGCCAGTGAAGATCACAATGATGGTTCGTTATGATCACGCCCGCCAGTTAATCGGTGGTTACGATCAGGGTCAAGGTGTTGCAACAGGCGGTCCAGGTCAGAACGGATAAATTCCGGATCACGGACGAAGCAAGGACGACCTTTCCACAGGACGTGGACTTTCAGAGGGTGCAGGATGCACCCTCTTTTTTTGCCTGGGTTCCCAACCATAAATACTCTTACGCTAAGGAGTTTATATGCCAGATCCACGCAGCTGTTTGAAAAGCTTTACAACAACCGGCACCAATATTGGTGGTCGTTCCCCATCTTTTCGTACACGAGACGTTCGTCGTGATTACGAGAACTTCCAAACAACATTAGAAAACATTGGTGATCGTATCGAAGGTGGTGTCAATGCCGCCAAGCGTGGTGATTTTCTTGCAGGGCAATTCTCAAGTGGATTGAATGAACTTCGTTGTCCTCCTACTCCATACGCGAGCTATTTTGCTCAGTTGCAACCACCAAAATTTCCATTCATGTTTGCAACGAAGTTTACTCTTTACCCCGACTTCACTGACCTGTTTGGTGGCACTCACTTTGTTGATGGTAACCCACACTGGTTTGTAAAGCAGTCTACTCGTCCAAACATGACTTATGAGTATGAAGAAGTGAACATGTATAACTATCGTACTCGTGTTTTGAGACGCTCTGAATTCCAGCCTGTCACAATGACGATGTATGATGACCTGAAAGATGCAACAGGAAGCTGGTGGAACACTTACATTCGTTTGATGAGTCCAATCACCAATATTGCTGAACAGCCTATCCAGTTCACAGAGGAGGCAGGTATGAACTGGAATACGCAGAACATTGATGCTCTAACTCTGGATAATTTACGTGTTGGTAGTGGTAGTGTTTCTACAGCTGATCCAACGAATGCAGGTATCAATCCTCTTGGACTTGACTACTCAGCTGGAACAGGCGTGCTTCCATCAGACTCCGATCTTGGTAATGTCACAATTCTGAAGTCCATCCAGATGATGCACATCCTTGAGTTTGGTAAGAAGATGGTTGTTTATACATATCGCAATCCAAAGATCACAGAAATTCGATTCAATGAATTGGATTGGGAACAGAGTGGTCCTTCAACGGTAGAGGCAACATTCCAGTATGACTCATTTGAGATTAGCTACAAGGGTGATTTCTCCGATGAATCTGTTGCTTCTCTTGACCTTCCAGCGACATATCCAATCAAGCCTGATGGACCTGTTGTCAACGCTGGACCTTTTAGCTTCTAAATATATGCATGGCTGGCAGATTCAAGCAAGGATGGTTTACTCCTAAACACCCAGACAAATACGTGGGCGATCCTACAAAGATTCGCTACATGTCTTCTTGGGAGTATAAAACTGACGTATTTTTGGATAACAATCCAAACATTCTAAAATGGTCTTCGGAAGAGATCATAATTCCCTACATCAAACCAACAGACAATCGCATACACAGGTATTTCCCGGATTATTGGGTCCAATATCGGAATCGAAGAGGACAGATCGTACAGGAGATCTGGGAAGTGAAACCTGCAAAGGAGAAGCGTCGTTCTCGCTCACGCAACCCCAAAACCAAGCTGTATGAGGATGTTACATTTGCAATAAATCAGGCAAAATGGGCTGCCGCCAAACAATATTGCGATAAATACGGTTGGACTTTCCGTATCATGACGGAAAAGGATATTTTTAGGTAATTATTATGGCAAGACAGATCAAGAAGACAGAAAAGCCTGCTGAGCACCCTTTAGAGGATGTGCTTGAGATTGAGTCAGGAACAACGATGACTGAATTCATTGAGCCCGAGATGCCTGCGGAGGCTGTCAAGATTGAAGGTGTCTATGATGACAAAGATGCCGAGATCGAAGACCAGCTTCAGGAAATCTATGAAACTGCCATGACACAGTTTGAAGTTCAGTCTGGTGTTGTTGAAACGGTTGAAGGTAAGTACGCAGCCCGCAACGCCGAAGTTGCAGTTCAGTTTCTAACTGCTGCCCTCAATGCTGTTCAGACCAAAGCAACTGTTAAATCAAACAAAGACAAGCTGGTTGTCAAGGCACATACAGATGCTCGTCCCAAAACTCTAAATCAGAATCTCATAATGGACCGCAATGAACTAATGAAGCTGTTGGAGAAAGGCTAATGAAACTGTTTGAGGTTCATCCAATTCATGCCGAGCATGAAGATCTCCTAGAGACACCTTTCACCCCCAAAAATTTTCCTGGTGATATAAACAAGGGCTACTCTGGTGCGGGTGAACGGACCGATTACATCAACTCACCTCACAACAATGAAGGTGGTGGTTTCAAACTTCATAAGGCTGTAGATGTTGTTCAGCCAGTTCCTGGTTATGAGCATCTCAAAGCTGGAACCCAAGTTCATATCATTATTCCTGGCACGCTGTATAGAGGTGTTCAAATTGGAGCACCAAAGCGCAATGCAAATGGTGTGTTCACGCAAGTAGGAATTAACTCTGCTGACGCAGCTGATGCGATTGGTTATGTTCCAATTAGTTCAATCACAAAACCAGCCGGTGCAAAGCAGGGACGTGTTGCTTTAGGTGATAGTGCACAGAACCAAGTCCTACAGCGTCTGTACCAAGAGTACGGACAAGATCATGTTCAGGTGCTTGGCAAAGCCCCTGTTGGCAGCACAAAGCCAGACTTACTTGTCAGTGTGGATGGTAAGCGTCATCAGTTTGAGATCAAGGGCACTGCAAGCTGGACAGCTCCAATTACGTTCTTTGACAAATCATTTCGGCGTGGTCTTCGTATACCTCTTCTCGATGATCTGGCAGCAGCTGTCACAAACGGTGAGTATCACTCCTTTGAGAAACTTGTTGACAAGTACCGCGCAGAGGATCATACCATTGGATTTGCTGGTGATGAGGGTGTTTTGAAGTCTGGTAAGCTACCTAGAGCATTTAAGTCAACAGACCCTGCAATGATGGATCACGTCCGTCGAGTTATTATTGATCACCTGAAGAAAGGTGGTGATGACTACTTTGTTGTTTACAACCGCGCAAAGGACGATGTCAAAATATACCCAGTCGACAAGATACCTCGTTTTAAGTCTGCAAACCTCGCAACTTACGGTGGTCCTTCTGCAGGTGCTACACGCATTGGCTTGAAGATCCAACTTGAGCAGTAGGTAACCCTCTCAAACTAGTATCTAAATAAGGGTACTATGGCAAAGAATAGGTTCATAAAACGTGCGCACGAAGAATCAGAGTTCACACCTGAACAGGTGTTGGAGTTTGAGAAGTGTATGCGTGATCCATTATACTTCATCGAAACATACGTAAAGATCGTTCACCCAACGAAAGGTGCCGTAAATTTTGAGTTGTATGATTATCAGCGTGAACTGATAACAATGTACTGGAAGAACAGAGACAACATCATTCTTTCAGCTCGACAGACAGGTAAGTCAACAACTGCATCAGCATATCTTCTCTGGTATGCAATTTTCAACTTCGATAAGACAATCCTGATAGCATCAAACAAGGAGAAAGGTGCTAAGGAAATGATAGCTCGTATTCGTTACGCATATGAGCACTTGCCAATGTGGTTGAAACCAGGCGTTGTTGATGACGGATGGAACAAACATAGTGTTGGTTTTGACAATGGTTCGCGAATAGAGTCAACAGCAACATCCGAAGACTCAGGCCGTGGTATGGCTATCTCCCTACTGTATCTTGATGAGTTTGCGTTTGTTGCTCCAAACATTGCAGAAGAATTCTGGGCTGCTATTGCACCTACCTTGTCAACAGGTGGTGATTGCATTATCACTTCCACTCCTAATGGTGATATGAATTTGTTTGCACAACTGTGGCGAGGTGCCGAGATTGGTGTGAATGGATTCCAGTCAAAGTGGGTTAAGTGGGATGCACCTCCTGGACGCGATGAGGCATTCAAAGAAGCAATGATTGGTAAGTTTGGTCAGAGGAAGTGGGAGCAGGAGTTTGAATGTATCTTCCTATCATCCGACGCTCTCTTGCTTGACTCAATTTGGATCGCAAACGAATCAAAGAGATTTGAACAGAATCAAAACTTCCCACCAATGTTTGATCTACGTGAAGTACATTTCTGGGAGAAGATTGAAAAAGGCAAAACTTATCTCATTGGGGTCGATCCATCTACTGGATCTGGAGAAGACTTTAGTGTTATTGCCATCGTCTCGTTTCCCGATATGAAACAGATTGGGGAATTCCGCTCGAACTCCATGTCACCTCCACATGTGTACAATGTGCTCAAAAATATTATCAGGTACATCGAGAGAGAAGGTGGTATCGTGTACTTCTCGGTTGAGAATAACGGTGTTGGTGAAGGTATCATTTCACTGTATGAGGCTGATGAGAATCCAAGTGACACAGCTGAGTTTGTTTCAGAGCCAGGTGCAACTCGTCGCGGCATGACAACAACAGCCAAATCAAAAATGCGAGCTTGTGTCAATCTGAAAGAAATGATCGAGAAGGGCAATCTCCATATCAATTCCGTGATGACACTCAAAGAGTTCAAAATGTACGTTCGTAAGAGCGGTTCGTACGCTGCCCAAATAGGTGGAACAGATGATAGCATTTCGGCACTACTGATTGTTATGCGCATTTTGGAAGAGATCTCTTCATATGACCAAGAAGCATACAACAAGCTCTATGCCTTCCAAGAAGACAACTGGTTAGAAAGTGGTTCGGGTAATCCTGAGGATGATGACCCAATGCCAATGATTTTTGGCTAAACCTGTTGATTTTCACCCCAAAGTGTGGGATACTCACAATCAAACACAGAGGTAATTTTCATGGATTTCAAGGCGCGTTTTATTTACTGGTATTTCAACGAGTTCCAGACCACGGAATTGTACCGTGATATGTCTGTCGTTGCTGAGGAATCTCCTTGGCACCGTGAGCGAAATATCGGCACTCACACGGATATGGTCGTGTCTCAGTATGTCCACTTCGCAAAGGACGAGTGGTCTTATGAGGACCTGCTTGGAGCGTTTTCCTGCGCTTTCCATGACGTTGGAAAGCCTTCTGCCTGTGAGAAGAACGGCATCAAGTACAAGCCTGAGCGTGGTCACTACAAGTCGTTTGGCGGTCACGAGCAGATTTCCGCTCGTATGTGGGAAAACTGGGCTGCCACAAACTTCGCAATGTTGGCTGATCGCTTTGAGTTCACTGCCTTTGATATCTACCGTGTTGGTTGGATCATCGAGAAGCATTTGCCTTGGGGCGTTAAGAAGGCTGAGAAGCTACACAACCTTGCGCTGACTGCTGTTGAGCTGTTTCCTGAGAATGGTCCTCGTGCTTTCACCAACATGTTGTTGGCAGATACCTACGGTCGAATGAGTGATGACTACGTTGAGAAGCGTCAGAAGGTTCATTCGTGGATCGAAGGCTTCAACGACTTGGTCGAGGGTATCGTCAACTCTGAGCGACACACTGGTCGTAATTTGGGACAGCCTATCCTCTATATGCCAATTGGTGCGTCGGGAACTGGCAAGTCTACACTGATTTACGGATTGGTGGACAAGGCTGAGTCTGCTGGTGAAACACTGAATGTATTCTCTTGGGATGCGTTGAGGTTGGATTGGTATGTCTCGGATGCAGAGTATCATAAGTTGGCGTACGATCAGATGACTGCAAAGGAGATGTATCGCCTCGCGTATGAACGTCAGATCGAGGACAAGGAGTTTAATCAGAAGGCAAACCAGCGCTTCATTGAGCTGGTAAAGGAAGGAAACGATCTGGTTGTTGATAACACGAACTTGTCAGGAAAGCGCCGCCGTTTCTTCATTGATCAGGCTCGTAATCGCGGCTACTACGTAGTTGCGGTTTTGATGCCTATCGCATTGCAGACGGTGTTGGATCGTCAGACGTCTCGCGACGACAAGACTGTTCCTCTTGCCGCTGTTCGCAACCACTACATGTCGGTTCACTTGCCGCAGTTTGGTGAGGTTGACGACATTTGGGTCTTTGACAACAACCTAAAGAAGGCTTAATTTTTGAGGGACGAAAGTCCCTCTTCTTTTCATAAATAGTCTTATGGACGAGACAAACTTCAACCTAATTCAGCAGATAGATGAGATTTCCATCCGTGATTTGGAAAACAACATCACGCGTGGATTTCCAGGAACAAAGGCTCGTCAGCATGCTGTTGGTCCTGTCCAGATTCCTATAGTTCGTTTGACACCTTACGTTCCCTCGCATTCTTTATATGCTGAAGGACAAGCAAACAACAGAGGACATCGGTACAATCCTGAGATAATGTTTCAGGAGGTAAACTTCGAGGACCAAGAAACACCAACAAACATTACTTTCACAGGTTCCGACAACAACGAATACAACATCGCACAGCCTGTTCCTTTGATGGGAAACAACGTGCAAGTTCGCTGCAACTGTCTTGACTTTCACTATCGGTTTGCTCGCCAGAACGCAGGTGATGATGCTTTGGTTGGTAAGGCACCACCTCCATATCGTCGTAAGACACAAACTCGCCCACCTGCAAACCCAATGCACGTTCCAGGCATGTGTAAGCATCTACTTGCTTTAGTAGATGAACTGCAGAAAATGGGAATTGTTGCTAGAGGCTAACTACTTCTTGATGCCGGCAATGATGTCGTGAACGCGAGTATCTTTTTCGGTGGGCACAACAGGCTCTTTCTTCTCAACAAATGTAACAGGCTTGAAGAAAGGTTTCTTTTCTATTTTGGAAGTTTCGGGGAGCACCTGCTTTGTTTCTTTGGCTTGCTCATTTGCCTCACGAAGCAACTTGTTGGCAAGCACTGAAGCGGATTCTTTTGCCTCTGTTTTTCCTTTCTTGGCTTTTTCAGCTTTCTTGGGTTCTTCCTTCTCATCCTTTTTAGGTGGAGCAATCGTCTTATTCTTTGGCTCACTCGCATACACGTCAAACGTGCCAACGACATTGACCTGACCTTTCATTGGAACAAAGTAGTATCCATCCGCAACAACTTCAATGCGAAACGGATACATTGTCTTTTCAAGGTGAGGAAGAGGGGGAATATTTACAGAGCACTTCTTACCCTTTTGTTGGGTACACTTGAAGCCAAGATCCATCTCGGAGGTTTCAATAACAAAGCGAACATCTGAAGGTCCTCCCTCCAATCCTTCGATCTCAAGATCAAATTCCAGATCATTCTTTTTCTTGTTTGTTATCGTTAGAATGTTTGTACTCATCATCAGCCCCAGTTATACTATGTATTTATTTCCCAAAGTATTTTGTGCGCAAATTCTTCACAACCACATTTGCTCGTGTTGTGATAACTCGGATATTATTGGCAACCGCACTCAACCGCGCTTTTGTTCCGTTGATCAAATTGATCACAGTAATGACGTGCTTAGCGCGTCTCTCAGAGACGAGATACTCTTTTTCAAAGGCATGTTCGTTGAATTTTATTCCAACCTTGATCAGTTTCTTGCCATAGACAGAGGGATCCGCCATATCACCCTGGATTGGGTTCTGCGTGATGTTTGTCGTATCGACACCGGTTTGTGTGAGATGTGATGTATCGACTGGTTGGTAAAAATCCTTGATTTGCCCTGGTGCTAATGGTATGCCACCACCTGTAACGGAGGAAACATCCGCATACAAAGAAAAAATCGACATTGTAATGATACTACGACAGGCAGGACGTCCCATCCCACCTGTAATGATTCCTCCAGTGATGCCAACGTCAACGGCCATATATTACGGCGCTGCCGTTGAACAGGTTGGCTGTCCATCAGGACCAACCGAGCCTGTTGGTGAAGAACCACTCAGTGTACCACCAATAGATGTTCGCTCACAAACCTCTGTGATACTTGGAGTTCCTGTATGATCAAGCAGACGGAAGACACGAAGCACGGTCGCACAATCGTCGTCGTATATTGTGAGTGTCTTATTTGTGGTGTCAATCTTCGTTCGATTTGTGCTGTATTTGCGAATAAGATCAATAAGATTTTGTAGTTCACCCATAGTATCAGTTGTCGTATGAGCAGCAATAGGGGCATCCCAGACAGCATTTTCAACTGCAGCTGCATCAAGAGCGTCTGTTGGCGAAATGCTGTTCGCCTGATATCTAAATGGAATAGCCAAGGAAGCACCGCCATCAATGCGGATGGCGTATGTCTTTGTCACATCATACCCGATCAAATCCGTAAACGTGAAACGATAAAAGCCATCTTTCGCTAATGGAGAACCGCAATCAGTCATTTCGGTCATTATTCCGTCCGTTGCTTGACCCGAACCACAGGGTGCACCAACAACCAGACTTTGTCCTGAAGCCGTGACTTCCCAGATGCGAAGTGTTGGGGTAAGACCCGTAGCGGGACCACTTCCATCCTCAAAATACGAGGCAATGATGATCTCTGCCATGATTTCTCCTTAGTAAATGTGCATGTTTATTTATTTGATAAATACTTTGACGGATAGATTATCGACAACATAACCCTAAAGGTATAAAAATAATGGCAAACCTAGTCCTCACAAAATCAACACCAGCAAGCTACGCAGACATATGTCACCTGCCTGATGCTGCTGGAAGTCCAGCACCTCTTGATCTCACGCATGCGATGGCGGTGTGTGATGGAACTCGCACTTACAAGCATCCAATCAACAACGTGCGTGATTTTATGAATGTTCCAATATTCAACATATGGAGAGATGGTGAGGCGTACACAGGTTATCTTGATCGTGATCAGTCGTACATGACATTTGATGATGGTAGCCCTGCAACACGAGAGTTCACAATTGCACCAAGAATAGGATCATCCCTGTCTGGATCTCCTCCATACTTCGACTACTACATTCATGGTATTCGGTATGAGAGCTATGTTCCAATCTCACTAACAATTCCAGATGTAACAGGTGAGTACTTCCTTTATATTGACGTAAACAATACAATTCAGTACACCACAGTATTCGATGCAACATTACTGTTTGTTGACAACGTTTACGTGGCAGTTCTTTACTGGAACACCGATACCCAGACAGCGGTATATTTTGGTGATGAACGTCATGGTATGGTTATGGATGGTGTTACACACGCTCACTTCCACCTTTCCTTTGGTACACAGTATATTTCTGGCTTGGCTCCAGGTGGAACATTCACAGCTGACCCAGGTACACCAACAGATGCAGATGTCCAGATTGATATTGGTAATGGATTCATTCGTGATGAGGATATTCCACATCACATCTATGATATTGGCAGTGGTGTCAATAGCTATGACCTGCTACAAGACCTAACACCAATTGCACAGCTCCCTGTGTTCTATCGTTTGGGTGCAGGTGCAGTGTGGTACAAATCTACGCCAACTAACTTCCCATTCATCTATAGTGATGGTGTTAACTGGACTGGTGCAGTAAATGGTCTTCCACCTTACAACCAGCTATCGGGTGGTGTTTGGTCCTTGACAGAGCTATCAGATAACAGTTTCTTCCTTTTCCATATATTGGCAACCAATGACATGAGGCACCCAGTTATTGCACTGCAGGGTATTGCCGAATATGCCAACATAACAGCGGCACAAGCTGCAGCAAACTCAGAGCTGAATTCGTTGGCCGGACTTCCATTTCAGGAGTTTGTACCAATTGCAACATTCATTGGCCAAACAAGAACCCTATACACAAATACAACACTAGTACGCTTCAGAGCAACAGATACTGGTAGCAGTTACATTGACTGGCGAGATACACAGGTGTTCTCATCAACGATTGGCAGTGCGGCAACAGATCACGGCAACCTGTCCGGATTGTCCGACGATGATCACCCACAATACCTGCTGACGGATGGAACACGTGTCCCAACAGGTCCGCTCACGCTGCCAACATACACCGTTGCAACGCTTCCAGCGGCAGCACCAGCTGGTCGAATTGCGTATACGAGCGACGGACAGGATGGTAGCCCACTTGCTGGCGTTGCAGTGGTGACAGATGGTGTCAATTGGCGTCGAGTTTCTGACTGGGCAATAGTTGCGTAAAAATCCAAATAAAATTCTCGGAGAGGCTGTCACTTCAGATAAATATACGAGGAACGTACATATAAATTTGGGGAAATAATCACATGATTCTGACATTCTCACAGGGCGTAGTAACTTACTCTACGGACACCGGCACACCAACAGGCACGCAAAACTTCCTTGTTGCAGTTGCCACCAATTCGAAGGTTGATCTTCATGCCCCTATTGAGCAGATGTTCCAACTTGCTTTTGCTCACCGTGATACGAACTACCTATTGACGCTGCGCCAGAGTGGTGATATCAACGCTTGGGGATATGGCACAGCAGCAAACAACAACGCTCCATTCACGGAGGGTGGTGGATCCGGTCCAAGCAGCAATGATTACTATTTGTACGTTGATCTTGATCGTTCCACAGGCTTGACCTCTTATGGCTGGACCAAATACGCTCCTGATCCTGGAACTGTAGCAAGCACCGCAGCATCAATTCGTCCAACTGGTTATCATTGGTACGACACTGCCAACAAGATAATGAAGGAATGGACGTTCAGCGGCATTCCACCAACTTATGGTGCATTTGCAGAAAAGATACGTTGCTTTGTCGCTAAGTATACCTTTGGCGGTGGTTTCACAAGTCTTTCAATAAACACGCCTTCCTTCGTTGGTACAACTGTTGGTCTACCAACGGCTTCGTATCGCGTTGGTGCACTTGTCTTTGATCATGATGGAAGTGTTCTCAAACGAACACTTGCTAGCAATGCAACAACATTTTTTACAACGGAAGATCTCTTCTATACAGGTTTGCAGTCAACAGCTCGTTCTCGTGTGGAGACGATTGTTCTTGATGGTATCGCACAGCAGCCAATCGCAGCATATCAAGCGGTTTATTTCTCTGGCCTGCATCAAGTTCTTCCCCTGACAGTAGCTGTACAAGATAGCTCTATCGTTGGTATTCTCGAACAAGAGGCAGGTGTATCAGGCGAGCTTGTTCAGGTTACAACAAGTGGTGTTGTCAATAATCCTAATTGGGCGTGGACAACGGTCAATGAATTAATTTATGTTGACAAAGATCAGCCAGGTGTTTTGACATCGGAAGAAGCAGATGGGTACTCACCGGACCCAGGGCAAAAGCCAATAGCGGTTGCTATTGACGAAACAACAATTCTTCTTCGTCCTTCGGAGTTGATTCTTTCGGTTGCTGCTGGACAAACATTTATATCCTTGAGTGATACTCCTGCCGACTATGCAAGCAGTGGTTCCAAAATTCTACGAGTTACAACAGGTGCATCTGGTGTTGAGTTTGGAGCATACTTGCCCAACCTAGAAGATGTCGATTCGGCATTAGCACCATCCGCAGGACATGTTCTCTATTTCAGTGGTGCATCTACAACGTGGAAGAGCGCTGCACCAGGTTCTACTTCAGGGGTAGAAGCTTGGAACATTCACCTTGATCAGATAGCTGCACTATCAGCCGCAACCAATCAATTTATTGTTGGAAGTGCTGGTGCATTTACAGCCAAGACACCAACAGAAGTGAAAACGATTCTGAACTATGTTTTAAATGACATGGCGGATGTCACCACAACCGGATCACCAGCTCTTGCAGTTGGTGATGTTCTACGTTACAATGGTTCGATTTGGGAGCCATCTCCAGATGCAGTGTACTTGCAGGAAGTATTCAAAACAGTCGCAGCTGATACTGGTGCTGTTACAGCTGCCACAGCGAGCGACACTCTCACAATCACAGGTGGTAGAAACATCACAACTCGCACGCAGGGCAGCCCTGTTGGAGTTGTTACTGACTGGGCAGCTAATCTCGGTGATCTAAGTGATGTTGATTTAGTTGGTTCTCCACTTCCTGTGGATGGACAAGTTCTAACAAAGGTTGGCAACACATGGCAGGCGCAGAGTGTTCCTACTCCTTCGGTTCCAACATTTGAGCTTCCTCGTCCATACGATTTTGCCGCTCAATCTTTTGCTGATGTTGGCTCTGACTCAATAATGTTCAAATATGTTGCACCTCGTGACTTTGTGTTGTTCAGTTATGGGCATCAGGCACAAAGCCGCACACGTCCACCTACAGTAGATCGAGATTTTGCTGTCACTCTTGATGACGGTACAACAGAACAGCGAATTGGTACGTTCCGATTCTACCAGTCGGCAATCTCACGAAATGAAACGGCATTTGACATGGGTTTGGGAACTGCACTGACAGAAGGTGTTCCAGCAGGTTCGCCAACACACACCGCTGAACCACTGTGGAATGTTTCACGTGGGAACATCATCCGTATCTACACTCCTGTTGTTGGTTCTCCTCCTGGATTAATCGCGGGCTTTGACGATGTCTCTATCACGTTGCGTGGTGCTGTTGGACCTAATGTTCCTACTGGAACTATTTCGGCAAACTTCATTGGTGCATCAGCAGGTTCTCCACCTTACATTGGTTCACCTGTCGGTGCTACAATACCAAGTAGTTTGAATTTGAACGTAGTTGGTGATTACACATACATTGAGTATAGTTGTCTTGCAACTTCCTCGGATGGTTCAACGTGGTGGCCACTAGATGCAAACGAACACAGCGATACAAACAGAGGTATCCAGCTGAGTGAAGATGGTATAACTTACACAACGCTGAACAGCGAATCCGATTACTTTACGTCAGCACTGACAGATCTGCATTTACAGTTCCTGTCAATCTCGCCTTCTCGCTACTATAAGGTACAAGCAACCGTATTCAGTATCGCTGGGATCACAACAGCGACGGGTGTAATCTATATTCCAGCGTTCTAATCGTTGACTTTCTGCGCAGTTTTGAGGACAATATTATTCATCTTTAACAGGTGAATAATATGTCCGCCAGAAAACTAGACCCGACCACAAAGGTCCTCAACAAATTTCAGCGCAAGTTGCGAGCCGCTGAAACGCGTCCTGGCACTGTGGGCACTCTTGAGTGCACCCAGCAATTTCGTATTCCCACCGCATCTAATGTTCTCACTGAAGCAAAGAAACAGGGACATCAAGCATTCAACCAAGCAAAGCGACAAGCCAAACAGGAACGACGCATCAACAGCAAACTGAAGGCAACATGGCGGAAGTATAACTGGCTCTGGAAACACGCCGATGACATTGATCCGATGGAACTGAATGACCACGCTCGGGATTTGGGCAACACGATATATGACCTCCCTGCTCTATGGACTGGCTACAGAACCAAAGATGCAATCAAGAAGGGCGAAAAGGTTAAAGAACATTTTTACCCTCGTCAATGGTCAGGCTACGCAATTCTCGAATACATCTTCGCCAGCAAAGGCATCTCTCCAACTCGCATGCGACGCTTCTTTGATGTCTTCCGTCAGGTTCATTACACCACTTCCGAAGAGAACCAAAAACTTCGCGATCTGCAAGACTCTCAGGTCTTCGCTGACTGGCGGCAACCTTATAAAGAGAGATGCAGTCCATTGGTTCAAGAAGAAGACAGAGGTGAAATTCTTGAAATTGATTACGCCTGGGAAGATAAGGGAAAAATATAATTTGCCCTCCTTTCACACAGTCACTATAAATAGAATTACAGTTGACGGAATCACAAAAGTAATATAAGATTTCGTCGTCTGGTGGCGAGGAGCGTCATTAGGTACAAAGGGTACCACTCCAGACAACAAAGACAATTCTAAGACAAGAAACTAGAGGAGAATTAGAAATGAAGAAAA